GGGAATGAAGTCAATGATTCATTTTAGGGTAATGGAAAAGCCTAATGCATTTAGGGGAACATCTTTGAGTTATATGGTATTTGAGGAAGCTGGAGAGTTCTTAAAATTAAAGCGTTCTTTTCAGTCTTCGGAAGATTGTTTTAAAGAGGGAGATTTATTCTTTGGTACGCCAATCATTGGTGGTACATCGAATGCTATGGAGGTAGAGAGTGATGATTATATGGATATGTATTATAATGCTGAAAACTTTAATCTAAAGCCTGTATTCATTAAGGCTTCTAAAGTATTTGGTAGTTTCTTTGATATGAAAACGGGTAAGTCTGATGTTAAGGGAGCTGATGCCTACATTAAGAAAGAGGCTGAAAAGAGAAAGGCTACTGGAGATTTACAATCATATTATTCTTATTTACAAGAGAACCCTTTAGAGGTAGAACACGCATTCTTCAAGTCAGGTAAAACACCATTTGATTTAGAGAAGATTAATAAGCAGATTGCCAATATTAATACCAATCCTAATTTTCAAAGAGTTCAAAGAGGTAATTTAGTATGGCCTAAGACGAAAGAGGGTAAAGAGATATTTGGAGGTATGCCTGAATTTGTAATGGACAATGGCGATGTATCTGATAATATTAATGAAGAGTTATTTCCATTTGAGATAGTTGAACAACCTCTTGTGGGAATGAAGAATGCTCACTTGTCTGCGGTAGATCCTTACCATATAGATGATGATTTGGAAGAAATGAAAAAGAAGTTATCTGAACAAAATGATAGGTCGCTTGGTTCTATGTGTGTGTATAGAAGATTTGTTGGACAGAATACTATAGGAGAATTGCCAGTAGCGTTTTATACAGATAGACCATACTCCAAAGACAAGTTCTATGAGAACTGCTTAAAGTTGGCTATATACTATGATACACAAATACTTGTTGAATATAATGATGATGGTTTCTTACAGTATTTCTTACATCACAAAATGTCGAGATACTTAAAAGAAAGACCACGTGCTGCTGATAGTCCTTGGACTCAAGCAACAAATAGGTATGGATTGCACATGAAGTCTTATCAGAAGAAATTATTGACTGAACTTGTTGATGAGTATGTTAAAAAACATTGGGAAGATATATATTTTCTTAAACTATTGAACGAGTTATCCGTATATGGTGTAAAGAATACTGATAGGGTTATGGCATTTGGTATGGCATTAATTCACGATATGGATGCGACTAAAAGGATTTATGATAAAGCAGAAGATGAGAATATTGAAAGAATGTCTGGACTGCCTGAATTTACAAGAGATGATACGGGAATGATTAACCCAATAATTGTGACAGATAAAAATAATTTTGACAATAAAAATAATAACCCTACTTTTGATTACAAATTAGATATTGATTAATTTATGGATTTTCCTCAACAGAATATCCCCGATAAAGACAAAACTGAAGAGTGGCACATCGATTGTATTCGAGCAATCATGACTCATCATAGGGGCTATACCAGTTTTATTGATTCAAGAAAAAAAGACCACGAAAATTATTTAATAGTAAACGGAGAGCTTGACGCTAAGCAGTATAAGTATGTTACCGATATGTATGGTATGACTTCGCCTGCAAGGTTTGTAAACTTTCCAATGATATTGCCTAAGTTAGATTTGTTAGCTGGAGAGTTAATAAGTCAGCCTTTACAATATACTGTTAATGTAATAAATAGAAATGCGATACGTAAGAAGAATGAGGAAAAGATAACATTAGCTGCAGAGGTTGTTCTGAGACCAATACGTAGAGAGATTGAACAAGCATTAGGTATGCCAATACCTGATGAGAATGTGGGGCAAGAGGTTCCAGAAGATATAGAAAGGTATAAAAAGCTTAAGTTTAGAAATGCTGTTGAAGAAATGGTACACGTTGGTTTATCATTTTGTATTCAGCGTTGGGATATGAAGCAAACCTTTAAGCGAGGTTTCTATGACCTGGCAATTACAGGAAAAGAGTTTTATAGAATTTACATTAAGTCAGGTGATCCGTATGCTGAACGTCTTGACCCAAGAATAATGATATATGATTTAGACTTGGATAAGGAAAGCATTCAAGATTCTAAATATGCTGGTACTGAAAATTGGTACACTGTTAATGAGATAATGGATAGGCATGGCGTTGAACTTTCTAAGAAACAAGTTGATTATCTTGAGAAACTTCAAAATCAAGCTTATGGTGGAGAAGCAGGAAATTCTGCTTTCTATTTAGATTCTTATTCTTATGATGGAAGCAAAAATCTTAAGATAAGAGTATTAGACTTCCAGTGGAGAAGTATTCGTATGTTAAAACATAAGGAGTCTCCAAATGAGTTTGACCCAACAACACCTTATTTAAAAAAGGTAAAAGATACCTACAAGGCTAAGAAAGGTGAAAAAATTATCAGTAAGCCTATTACTGAAATTAGACAAGGTATATTGATTGGACACGATATGTTACTTAATTGGGGTGTAAAACCAAATCAAATACGTTATGAAGAAAACTACGCGAATACATCAATGGATTTCTTTGGTGCTATTAAGGGTAATCTTAACGGAAACACCTTGTCTGTAGTTGATTCATTAAAGAATGTTCAAATACTTTACAATATAACAATGTACCAAATTGAATTGGCTATGGCTCGTTCAGGTGGTAAATCAATAGTTTACGATGTAGCTCAGAAACCTAAAAACATATCGCTTAAAGATGTCTTCTATCACGCAAAGAACAGTGGACTTATCTTAATTAACAATAAAGCAGAGGGAATGCAGACTAATGGTTTTAATCAATTTCAACAAGTTGATTTCACGCTTAGTCAATCTGTAGCGCAAATGATTAACCTTAAAGCTATGTTGGAAGAAACTGCTGATAGGTTAACAGGTATTAGTGCTTCAAGAGCTGGTGTTCAAAAGAGTGGAGATTTAGTTGGTGTTACAGAGCGTAATGTAATGCAATCAACTCTTATTACTGCTCCATTATTTGATATTCATTATAGATTAGTTGGTGATGTTCTACAAGGACTTGCTGGTTTAATGAAAACTGCTTGGGGTAAAGAGGGGCGTATGGCCAATGTGTTTGGCGATATGGGAATGGAAACATTCAAAATCGACAAGTCTATTGCTTTAGAAGAGTATGGTATATTCGTAGAGAATAGTGGTAAAGAGGTTCAGCGTAAGCAAGATATGATGGGATTACTTGAGAGATTTTCATCTTCAGGAAACATTGATCCATTGGCTATTATCAAGGCTGTTAATGCAGAGGGTTCAAGTGAGGTTGAATCTATTTTAACTGAAGGTCTTGAAGCTATGCAGAAACAACAAGATGAGTTTAGAGATAGAGAAATATCTGCTCAAGAAACTGCTAATGAAATTGAAGGTGAGAAAATGCAGATACCAATTCAGATACAACAAATGAAGTCTGATACTGACATACAACTCAAGCAAATGGAAATAGAATTTGAGAGTGGTGCTCAAGCTAATGAATTGGAACACAAAGAGAATATGCAACTTGAAGAAAGAAATGCCAAGTTAGATGAGACGATGTTAACCGAATCAGGAAAGGAAGTTGAATAATTATAGAAAAAATTATATATTTGTATAAACTAAAGAAAAAGAAATGGCTGAAGAAAATGAAAATGCAGAGGTAGTTGTTGAAGAAACAACTCCTGCAACAGAAGAAGTTAAAACAGAAGCAAAGGAAGAAGTTCCAGCTGTAGAGGAAAAGAAAAGTGAAGATGGTGGTGGTGATGGTGAAGAAGAATCGGTATTTGATGCTAATGCGTTTGCAGATGTTCCACTAACTGTAGAGAATCCTGAAAAGGTAGCAGAAGGTGGAGAAGAAAAAACTGGTGATGAAGAAGCAAAAGTTGAAGATGGAGATACAGATGAAGCTAAGAGTGAAGAAGAAAAAGAAGTTGAAACATTAGATTGGAAGGGATATGATGATGATGAAGAAGAGATTACTCCAGAAGCAACACCTGAAGCAACCAAAGAGGTAGTAACAGAGGAAGCAAAGAGTAACGAAGAGCCTCAGCCCGCATCAACGGATGCGTTCAAGCAAGTTGTTAAAGAGCTTGGAATAAATGAGACCTTTGAAAATATAGAGCAATTCAAGGAACATTTAGAATTGCTTGAGAATGAAAATAATAAGTTAAGAGCAAGTAGTGGTAGTACTGCAACAAATGAGGCGATACAGAAACTACAAGATTTGCAAGGAAAGGATAACGAGGAACTCGTTAAACTTAGTTTAGAGAAAGATGGGTTTGAGGGCGATGAATTGCAAGATGCTGTCGATAAATATATTGACAACGGATTGCTCGAAATAGAAGCAAAGAAAATTCGTAACACTATTAACAATGCTATAGTGAACGAACAAAATAAAGTAACACAATCTACCGTTGAGGCTGATGCAAAGCAACAGCAAGAACATGCAGAAAGTGTTAGATTACTTGAGGACCACCTTAACAAGACTGAAACAATGTTTGGTTTTGCTATGGCTAAAGACAAAGAAAGTTTAAGCAAGGTTCAAAAGGGTCACTTAAAGTATATTACAAGTGGAAAGTTCATGAGTGATGTATATGAGAGTGAAGCAAGTGTTAGTGAAGTTGCGTGGTTTGTTAAAAATAGAGACACAATCATCAATGCTATATCTAACAAAAGTTTACAACAGGGAAAAGAGGCAATCCTTAATGATATAGGTGCGCCAGAAGTTAATAAACCCACAAGGTTTAAAGATCCGAAGTCAAATGAATTTGACCCAAAGGCTTTTACCTATGGTAATGAAAAAAAATAATTAATAATTAACTTTAAAAACCTTAGAAAACATGAAGTTTCATTCAGGAACATACGGGAAAGAAACCCAAGAGTCAAATGCGTTAGTAACGAATTTGCTAAAATACCCGGAAATTGCTAAAACTTTAATTAGACAATATCCACAATATTCGCTTAACTATTTTATCGATGGTACAAGTAGATTTGCGAAAGAAGAATTAATTGGTGAAAACGCTTTTAGATGGCCAATCTTAGGAAGATTGAACAGACCTTCTACTTGTACAGGTGTTATTACTGGAAATGGTGTTGGTAACTCTACATTTACTGTTGAGTTCCAAGAGAACTACCTTAACCCTAATGATGTTGTTAGATTTTCTGATGAATCTCAAGCAATCATTATGGGAGAGCCTGTACCAAGTGCTGGTGGGTATTTATTCTCTTTCATCTTACAAACTAATGACCCATTAGCAACTATTGCAGCTTCTGCTGTAGCTGCTGGTTTAACAGTTAACACTGTTGGTTCTGCATTCCCTGAAGGGTCTGATAGAGGGTATGAAAACCACGTTTATCCAGATTGGTATATCAATCATATTGGTATCAACAGAAAATCTAAATCTATTACAGGTTCAGCATTAACTGATGTTACTTGGATTGAGAACAATGGACAAAGAGTTTGGTTCTTTACCGATGAAAAATTAATGAGAGAAGAATTTATGTATCAAAAAGAGCTTGACTCTTGGTACTCTACTTCTACTATGGATGCTAATGGTGTTTCTACTGTTATTGGAACAGATGGTAAGCCTATAGTGAAAGGAGACGGTATTCTTCGTCAAATTGATGCTGCTAACGTTGATACGTACAGTGGTCAATTAACTGAGAAGATGTTAACTGACTTCTTAGCTCAATTACAATTAAATACAGGAAATACTAACGCTCATTGGATGGTGTTTACTGGAACTGCAGGAAAGGTTGCTTTTCACGAAGCGATGAAAGACTTAGTTTACCCAAGTGGTAACTTAGTTTATGATGCTGCTGTTGGTCAAGAAGTTGAGATAGGTGTAAACTTTACATCTTACAATGCTTTAGGTTCTCGTTTAACTTTGGTACACAATCAATTATTTGATGATCCAAACTTACATGGAAACAACATTGACCCAGTTAGTGGATTTCCTAAAGAATCATTTAGAATGGTATTCTTAGATATGGGAACAACTGATGGTGTTTCTAATATCGAAAGAAAAGTAAAAGGTGCTGCAGGTATCGATAGAGGTATGATTATCAAGTACATCTCTGGTATGGTAAATCCTTTTAACCAAGCTCAAATGGAAGCTGCAAATGCAAGAGACGCGTTTACTTGTGAAGTACTATGTGAAAGTGGTATTATCGTAAGAAACCCATTGTCTTGTGGACAGTTAGTATTTGCATAATTAAACTATTAATAACTACTTAGACTTATAGAACATGGAAATGGAAAAAGAAAAGGTGAATAAAACTCGCCTTAAAGAATTAATGGCAGATGCTCCAACGAGTGGAAACTGCGAAATTAGATTAAAAGACCCTAAAAGAACAGGTACTATTACAGTTCGTGGATATACTGGTAAGGATGGACAGCATAGACCTTTCGTTGACCAACATGGCAACCATAGGATTATACGGTTCAAACGTACTGTGTTTTTGGATATGAAAAAAGAAGATGATAGGCTTACCTACAATCAGGTAAGGCTTCATCCTCTTTATGTTGATGGTCCAAGACCAGTATTAGTTATCGTAAACTACGAAGATGAAGCAGAAGCGTTTGTTGCTCAAAAGGATTTAGAATCTAAAGCTATGGAGATTATCCAAAAACTTGAAGGTGCTGATTTGAGAAACTTTGCGCGTGTGTTGTTAATAACGGTTAAGCCAGGTAGTTCTGATAAAGTTATAAAGCGTAGTATTTACGATTTAGCTGAAGAAGACCCCGGTTTAATTCTTAATGAGTGGAATGATGATTTAAGAGAAATTAAACTAATTATACACAAAGGAATAGAGCAAGGTATGTTTGAGGTTAAACATGGTAGATATACTTATCAAGGGCAACTAATGGGTACCACTTTTGAATTTGCAGTAGATTGGCTTAAAGACAATGATGATTTAATTCCTTCAATGCGTAAAACATTAAAGTAAAATGAATATAATCGAAATGCAAGATATGTGTGATTTGCTTTTAGATAAAGCTAATTCTCCTTGGTTTACTTCAAGTGAGAAAGATGACTTTATAAATAGAGCACATCACGAGTTTGCAGAAAAGCGATATAGATTATTTGAAAAAGATGAACGTACAAGAAAAGAATTATTACCGTTAGTAAGAACAAGTTCTGGTGCAAATACGAATATAGTGAATTACAGTGCTATTCCGGATTTTATGTTTACCCTTAGTTTAAGTGGTATATTTAATAAGACTTGCGGTGTAGGAACAAGTTTAAAGAAGATTAGTCCTCAGCAACTTGATGATATTATTGAAATGGAAAGTGATCCGTTTAATAAAAGTGCTGACGATAATCCTAACTATATTGAAGAAAATGATGGTACCAATGATATTGCTACTATCTTATCTGATACAACACCTATATCATATAGTTTAAAATACCTTATGATTCCTACTACTGTATTCAGGGATGTTAATAACCCTGCTAATAATGTTGACTCAATTATGCCTATATTTACGCATGATGAAATTGTTAACATTGCAGTACGTATGATGATGGCTAACACTGAACAACAGTTGAATTATCAACTTATAAATAACGAAATTAGTAACGAAAATTAAAACCGATGGCAAAAGTAACTTATACAAAAGCTCAATTAATGTCATTTACCGTAAAGGAAATGAAAACATTGAGTTTGTTTTCCAAGATTGACCCGAAAGGATTAAGCAAAGAAGGAATCGTTAATGCGTTGATGAGTGCTCAAAAGGCTGAACAGAAAGCTAAAAAGAAAGCTAAACCAGCAATTAAAAAAGAGACTCCTCCGAAAGCGGAAAAACCTACTGTTGAAACTGAGGCGAAAGTTAAAGAAGTAAAAGAAGAACCTGTTAATGCTAAAGCAGAGGCACCTAAGTCTGAAAAGCCTGTGTTTCATAGAAGAAGAAAGTCTTATAATAGAATGACTTACAGATAAAAATAATTATTAAACTTAATACATAGAAAACATGATTTCAGGAAGAAACCATTTCTCACTGTTAAACCCGAGCACTAATACGCCGGCTTCAACAGGAACTCCAGCACAAATTAATGTGACGGATCAATTTAACCCTTTTCGTTCAGAATTAAAGGCTGTTATTAATATAGCTCCTGCAGTTGGTACTGCTGGATTTATAGCATACACTTTCGCAGCTGGATGGGCTGTAGGTGATGAAGTAAGAATTACTATTACTTCTAACATTACAACTCGTCAACTTTGGAGAAAATCTTATACTCACATTGTTGAAGCAGGTGCTGCAACTGATAATGACGTTGCTGCTGCAATGGCTGCATTAATTGCTGCTGATGTGTCTGTAGATTCTCCTTATGCTTCTGCTGTTGCAGTTGGTGCTGTTCTTACAGTAACTCAAGCTGATGATGATCAATTTGGTTTAGTATCTTATGAGTATTCTGATTCTGCTACAGGTACTATTACTCCAGCTATAACTTTAACAGTTATTTCTGAAGGACAGCCATCTGATTTAGAGGATAAAGGAATTACTGCTGACCAAATTGCTGCTTACGGTGCTGTACCAGCAGGTGGTTTTGCTACGTTGAAAATTACTTTTCACCATGAAGTAGCGATACCATTTATTGATTCTCAAGGGGCAACTGTTAGAGAGATTTATTGGTACGGAACTACTGCTCAAGCTGCAACGCTTGCTGGTTTAATACCATAGTCAACAGTTTAACAAACTTTTAAAGGTGGTGGTCAAAAGCCACCGCCTTTTTTTAATTCTACATTATGCCTACATTAGACGAATACGCTTATAATATTAGAAACATTGCTCGTGGAGGGCAAGGAGATGCTGACGATGATAGATTAAACATCAAGCAAATTAAGTTTTGGATTAACGGTTATCGTGCTGCTGGTATTTTTGCTATTACAGAATTTGGTAAAGATATAGACCCTCAATTAGTTCAAGATTTGGGAGTTCTTCCTTTAGTTGAAGTTGATAAAGCAGATAGTGAGTGTCCTAAAGTAGAATGGGGTTGTACTGTTATGAAAGTTGTAATACCTAAGTTGGTTGATTTTCCAAATTTAAGAGCGTTATCTTATGTTGGTAAGATTGATAAACAATCACCATTTATAGTTAATTATCCTGATACTGTTGCTTTTAAAAAAGCTACAAGGTTTGGACATTTATCTAATAGAGTTTATCTCATTGGACAAAATCTTTATTTTATCTTAGTAGGTGATGATACTGAAATAGAGTATGTAAATATACGTGGTGTATTTGAACAACCTGAACAGATTGAGGTTTTTGCAACTGAAGGGTGTGAGCCAGTTTGTTATGATGCTTCTACAGACCAATATCCAATGCCTCAAAGGTTATATGAATTTGTGTTACAGAAGATACTTGTTAATGAATTGCAATGGACTCAACAAGCAGTTAATGACGAACTTAATAATGCAAGAGAAGACAATGCGAAGCTTCGATAATCATGGTAGGGCTACGCTGTTTGGAGTTTATTCTGAATGCCAGAGTGAAATGCAAGAAGCCTATGAGAAGATACCAAACAAGCAGAATAATATGAAAGCAATTAGCTATCGTTTATTTTCGCAAGTTGTACGTATGTATTTTACCATAGCATTTAAAATATTGATTACAGGGGTTCCATTTCCTCTTTTAAACAAATTTGGAATATTAAACGTAGTTAAAGCAAAGTGTATTAGATACAATCCTTTTAGGATTTCTTTTTATACAGATGAATCAGGGAATAGAATAAGAGAAAAAGTTAAGATTAAATTAAAAAATGGTTATTGGTATTTTGTGTTTTGGGATGCTCCTAAGCGCTTTAGACAATACCGATTTAATATTGACAGAAAATATAAGCGAGCATATATGAAGTTAGTTGAGGATGGTTACGATTACCTTGATTATTCTTTAGATAAGTATGGAAGGAATGCTTCGACAGAATATATACAACATATAAAATAGCTATGGGTAATACTAAAAACAAAATTTCAATAAACCGAATAGTTGGTAATGTAATTGGTAATCTTGGCTTAAAGGTTACAAACAACCTTATGGATGATTTTTCTCGTTGGGCGTGTGAGGGAGAAAACAAAATAGGTTCTACCTCATCTTTTCGTCACCACGAATGTGAATTAACTATAAGGAACCGTAAGGCTTCTCTTCCTCCAAATTTTGCTTATTTAGAAGCTATACAGCATGGGAATAAAATTATGAACCTTACTGAAAGGTCTTTCCGTTTATTTAATAAAGGGTACAATTCAAACTTACTTCCTCCATCAAACTTTATTGGTGGACAAAAGGTAACGAATGTTCCTGGTCAAGTTTTGATTATTCAAATAGATTTAAGTGGTGCTTTTGTTGCGGGAGATTTAATTGTAGTTACTGTTACTGCAAATAATTGTGGTTCGGTTAATTCTAATACATTTAACTATATAGTTCAAGCAGGCGATACATTAACAATGATTGCTGCTAATATTGCCAATCAAATTAATGCTATTGGGAATATTGGTTATTCAGCTATAGGTGGTAATGATTTAATTCAGATAATTGCAGATAGTCCTGAAATTGGTTTTACAGTATCTCTTTTTACTGATAGTATTAATGGACACTTAGCTCAATCTATTCTTCAGAAGCAGATTTTGACTAAGACTAATACGGTGGATCTAAACAAAACAAATGTTAATCCTGTACTTCAATCTAAAAATCTTGCACATTCTAATGTTGCAGAATTAAATACTGGACTTCAATCTAATGGTGGGAATGGTGTTGATGGTTTTAATACGCTTAATTCAAGTGGTTATTTCTACGGAGATGAGTTTGCTTCGGTATTCTCTATAGATAATGGTTGTATTAATTTCAATGCCTTAGACGGTGTTAAAATAGGTATTTCATATATGGGTATTGATTTAGATGAAGATGGTTGGCCTTTAATATCTGAAACTCACGAAGATGCTGTTACTGCATACATTATGTATATGCATAAAAGTGTTGAATTTTATAATGGTAAATTGCAACAATATATTCACAATGAATTAAAGATGAGGTGGTTTGATTTGTGTGGACAAGCAAGAGGTGATGATGAATTGCCAAATGCAGAAGAATTAAAATATTTAGCAAATATGTGGATGCAATTAAGGCCTTTACCAAGTCTTGAAAACTTTTAATTATGGCACAAGGAAGGTCTGGAGTAAATATTTTTAATGATGGAATGTCGCAAGATGTTGATATTTTAAATCAACAAGCTACATCTTATCGTGACTCTATGAATGGTAGATTGCTATTCAATAAAGATGGTTCTTATTCTTGGGAAACTGAGAATGGAACAAAGACTTCTTTTTTACTTGCTGCTAATGATGGTTTAGATAGTCGTGAATATAAAGTTATAGGGAATACAGGAAATAATAATATTCGAGTTATTTTTTCCACTACAGAAGATGGTGTTAAAAATTCTGAAATAGGTATCTTTTCTATTGATGAAGCTGGTATAGGTTCTTATAAAACATTGTTCAATGATATTAATGACCCAAATGGTGATTTATTTAATTTTTTAACTACCAATCAAATTGAAGCAAGGTTTGTTTACGAAAATCCTAAGCTAATTAGAGCTTATTGGGTAGATGGAATTAAGCCTGATAGTAATAGACCAAGAGTAATTACCTTTAGTTTTGACGGCACTATTGCAACTCCAGTTGATAATCAATCAGACGTTAGCGCTTATGTAAGTAATAATCAATCTGTATTCTCTATGAATAGTCAGACTGATTTTGATATGGGTTTGATTAAGTATGTAGGAAACATTGGAGGTGGACTTGTTTCAGGCGCTTATCAATATACATATTCATTAGGTACAACAGAAGGATATTGGACTCCATGGTACCCACCAACTCGTAGAGTTCTTTGTATTCCTGACCAAGTTAGTTCTACTAATTGGAATGAATATGAAATGGGTAGTTCTGGAATTGCTACTAATAAAGGAAATTTAATTGAAATCAAAGGAGTTGATCAGCGTTATGATAGGATTCGTGTGGCTTATGTTTTAGCTTATACTTCTGCTTCTATTGTTGAATCAAGAATATTTGCTCAATCAGCTATTAATAGTAATGTTATGCAATTTCAACACGTTGGAAATGTAGGTGAGCCATTATTGACTTCTGAAATTGCTGATTTGTTTAGTGGTTTACTTGGTGCTAAGACTTTAAACA